GTAATAATGCAGCTTGTGCTTTTTAAAGTTGCTTCGCTTGCCCATCTAAATATTTCTCTGGTTTTTCACGTTCGATCAAATAACGATCATAAAAGGTTTTCAGGACCGGCAATGCCGTATTCAAAAACGGTTCATCACGTTCGACCCGTTCCAACCAATCGCCATTCGGGGTCCATTGATAAAAATCGCACCAATCGCGCTCGGTAACATAAAGCTGGATCTGCATCTGGGCATAATAATGGACCTGCATTTTTGCCGTTTTGAAGACCGGTGGCTTTTTGTCTCGCACACCAAACGGGCATTTAATTTCCACAAGGCCTTTGTCACCGACAAGGCCATCGGGACTGGCTCCAAGCCAATCCTCGAACATATAGAACGCACATGGCTCGACGGTGTTTCCGCTGACCATCTCGTATTCAATCAAGGCACCCGGCTCGTTACGGGTACCCCAGCTCGTTGCAATGTTGCCGGTGAATTCGCTCGGCGCTCCATGCCAATCACGAACCATGCGACGCATTACGTCGGCCTGTTTAGTGAATGGGGACACACCGAGGATGGCCCCCACGGATGAGCCAGTGACGCGGCCCTTGCGGATGTTAAACCATTCCTCGGTGCGCTGTTCCATATTAGACCACCGCGTAAGCGATAATGGTACGATCACCACATTCGCCCCATGACAAAGAATCAACCGAGTGTGCGTCGGTCGAACGTTCACCATTGCGAAGCATCACAAGCACCTTGGCATGCCGCACATCTGGCTTGCCATCATGCGGCGAACGGGACTTCCACTTGGGCGCATTTGCTGAACGCCAGCGTTCAAGCTCGCTATGGATCTTTTCACCTGCTGCCATAGCCTCGGCCATTGTTTTTTCAAGCAATGCCACACGCTCTTCAAGCGTTGCCTTCACGATCTTCGGCTTACGCTTAACAACCGTCTTTTTGATGGCGTCACGAACAATGTCGTATTCCTTAACCTTCGCCGTTGTCTTTTTCTTTGCTACAGCCATTTTACTCTCCTTTTGCTGGTTTTTTGGCCCTTGAAGCACGGATGTTCTTCAATTCTTTTGTGAGCTTTGCAATCGTGTTCAAATGCTCATTGATGATTTTTTCAGCTTCCGCATTGCTGAAACATCCCTCACCATTGTTATTGGCTTTCTTCAAACGCTGGATCTCTTTTGCTGCGTTTAAAGCATTGGCACGAAAATATTTTGTAATTTCGTTAAGACCGCCACTTTCAATAAAAACACTTGGTATCGTCAGAAACAGGCTCGATGTGAATGTTTCCGAAATGGATTCCAACCATTCTTCCGGGTTCATTGGCCAGTTTATTGCGTCACCTTTTTTCTTTTTCAATGGCTTCATATAATCTTTAAATTTCTCAAAATCTGTCTTCGTCTTCATCTTCATCTCCATTTAAAAATGGGGACGGCCATCGACCGCCCCCTGTCTCCCCAGACCTTAGAATGGGATATCGTCGTCCGAGACTTCAACCTTTGGTGCTGGCTTTGCCTTTGGAGCAGCGCCATTCTTTGGTGACACAGCTGCGATCCAGTTGCCGCTGTTGCCGTTCTGCTCCCAAAGCATGACCTTGATCTGCATCTGCTTGCCAATGAAGGAAGCCAATGTCTGGTCGGTCGGTGCGCGACCGCTGGCTACAGCCTTGCCACCCGAATTGGTGTCAATCGCGAACAACATGCGCTTGGCCTTGTCGCGATACACAATCGGATCTTTCTGCTGTGGCTTTTCATCAAGGCACCAGATCTTCTGGAACACCTTGCGGTTTTTGTATTCAGCCGGAGCCAAAACAGACCAGCGGAGCGAAACATACTGATTGTTGTCGCGGTCCTGATCAACCTTCGCCTCTTCGACGATGGCAATGCAGCTGGTGTCATTTGGCAATGGCGTCATCGCTCCGCCGCCGCTTTCGAATGTAGCGCCGGTCTTCGTGATGTCCTCGCCGTCCGAAAGATCCCAATAATTAGCCATTTTTCTTTTCCTTCACTGTTACGACCGACAAAGCCGGGATGTATTGCTCAAGTGGATTTTGACCAGGCAGAACCGTCAGCGGTTCCGTGATCCCGTAGCGGTTCTTTGAAACGTTCGCGGCTGTCGCATAAGTGATCAGCACGCGGGTTCCGTCCGAAACCGCTTTTTTGCGCTCGCCCTCGCCGGTGGTGTATGTTTCCAGCTTCAGGAAGCCGACAACGTCAACGTCATCGACATAGGGTGCCATCGACTTGGCATGCAGGCGCAACCCATACTTTGAGAATGAATCATCGTCCGGCGGGTTCTCAGTCCCAATTTCAACATGCGCGATAAAGACCGTGTGCATGTTGCGTTTTTCAGCGAGGATCGAGGCAGCCTTGCGAAGACGCTGGTGCATCACAGCAACGGCCTCGCGGCCAGCGCCATAACCACCCAAAGCCTGCTGGATGCCCTTTGGTTTCTTGGGGTCAGTATCGACCACATATTGCACGAACATGCGCTCCAAGGCCGTGATGCTGTCCACAACGAGGGTCTTGTAATCGTGTTCCTCGTTGATCAAACCCTTCAGCTGGTTCCACAGATCATCAACCTCATTGATGACAGGAAACACGTCAGGGCGCAGGTTTACCGGCACAGCTTGGATGCCATCTTCTGCACGAATAACGATTGGTTTTGGAAATGATGCGGCGAGGGTGGTCTTACCCATTCCGCTATCACCACACAGTGTGATGATGACCGGTCGATCAACCGGCTTAGTAACGCTATCTAGAATGCCCATTGGCAACTCCTCTGTTTCGACGTGTTGACAGATGACAGTTCATTGTGCCAATGTCAAGCATGCTTTAATAGGATCAAATTACAATGAACGACGAAACGAAGCTTTTAAGTTTGGATGAAATGCGGGAAGCGTTAAAATCGAGGCGGCTCATTATTGTCGCCCATCAAACGAATTTGTCTTATCCAACGATAAAAGCCATCGTAGATGGTAAGGCAAATCCAAAATATGAAACATTAAAATTGATTTCAGATTATCTTCAGGGTGCAAAAAATGCCAAATAATATTTGTTCATCAAATAATTGCTACCTAATGAAATGTGCAGATTTTGCCAAAATTGGGATTTCAAATGATTTAGAAAAAAGGATGTACACCATTCACACGTCTCAGCCGTTTGAAGTTAATTTGATACGTTCAATTCAATATCCATCCATTCAAATTAAATCGGGATGGTATTTGAATGTTGCATTTTTTATTGAACAAAAATTGCATGAAATTTTAATTGAAAAAAATCTTCATCATAAAGGAGAATGGTTTTTAAATTTTGAAAAAACAAAAGAGATTTTTGATCAGTTTGTTTCTGAAAATGATCCAATTACAATTGTGGACAGAACGTCACAATTTTTATCTGCTTGTTACATTCATGATAATTTTAAAAAATTATTCAGGGAACGTATGAAAATTAAATTTTTGGAAGACTATTCAAACGTTTTATCAAGAGTTTCTAAAAAAAACCCACGGACATTTGATTTTTTAAAATCAGAAAAAGTGGATGCTATCATTCAAATTGGTGAAGAATTTAAATGACAAATCATCGTGATTTTTGGGAAAATGGGTATCGTATCTTTGGCTTGCACGGCATTACAAAAGATGGCCGCTGCACCTGCAATAATAAAAATTGCAAGGCCATTTTAAAGCACCCGATCATGTCCAACTGGACCTCGATCCCAGAATGGTCGGAAGAACAGCTCGATAATTTTGAAGAGGCAGACCATTTCGCGACCGGTTATGGCGTGTTGGTCAAGGGTCTTTTGGTCATCGATGTGGATGCCCGCAACGGCGGTGTTGCGTCCTATGAGAAGCTTCTCGATGCCCATCCATCCGTTGCAGGCGCAGGCCTGATCGTTGAAACCGGAAGCGGCGGTGGATCCAAGCATTTATATTTTCGTTGCGATGAAGGTTTAGCGTTGTCGCAACATCTCGATGAATACCCCGGCATTGATTTTAAATCATCGGGATATGTCGTCGGGCCGGGATCGCTGCATCTATCTGGCAACCGTTACACAATCGCCGTTGGATCGCCGTCAGACATCGACGATCTTCCTGCCGATATGATTGACCTTTTGAAAAAGCCGGAACGTTTCCGCGCACGTTATGAAAGCCGCACCGTCGATGTATCGTACAACGATCTTGGGGACATGCT